CAGCGTCAATAACGTTACCGTTAGCAATGTTGTTTGCCGTATCTTGGCGTGTGTAACCTGCCATGTGTTACTTCCTTATTGTCTATCGTTCTGCGTATATTCTAGCAGAGCCGTGTCTAGTGTGAATGGTGGGTTTGTTGAGTTATCTTCAATACGAATAGCTATTGTTTTACCTGACCCAATAATTTGGTTTTGATATACTTTGTCCAGCTCACCGCCATATGTAGATGTACCAAAGATCGCTGTAACAGCACCAAAGAAGGATACAGCAGTACCTGTACTCGTAATAGTAGTGGCGGCTGGCTGAATTAGGTTCTGGTTGTTTAGACGAGTAAAATCATACTTAACTGCTAGGTCAATATCAAAAGAACCTTGTGGGTCAATATACGTAGTTAATTTATAAAATGTTTTACGTACCTGTGGGTCTGACACTGGCATGTAAGGAGACTCATAGATAGCCTCGATGGGTTGCCCATCAAAGTCAGCACCTTGTTCCATCTGATATACGTACCCATCCTCGTTAGCAAAGATGATAATTTCACTGTAGTTTGATACGTATTTAGAGTCAGCTACAAAAGCTTTAATACCTGATGTCTCACCCCAAGCTAGATTACCTGTACCTTGATCTGAGAACTTAGTTACGAGTAGCCCACGTGCAACTTTCTTTTGTTCTGACTCTGTGTAAGCAAAGATACGATACTGAGCTTTCTCACGAATAACAATAGAGCAGAAGTTAGATGTACTCTGAGCAAAGTTATACACGTCATCAGCGATAGGATCAGATGCAACTTCAAGTGCAAAGTCACCGATACGGTCTGTCGCACCTAGTAGTCGGATACCATCAGGTGACATATACATAATATCACCACCGACTTCCTGAATAGTGTCAGGATCAAGACAGCCAATACTTTCTGTGATAGCTTTTAGTTGGAAGTCTGAGATACTAGAGCCAGTAAGACGCTGAATGTTGTTACGGCTAAAGATGATAAGCTGGTCACGAAACGAAATAAGACCTGTGATAGTGTGGCTAACGTTAATAACACCGCCGCCATTAGCTGCGCTATAATCTTGCGCATCACCAGGGGCCGAAAAGTAAAGGTTAGACCCCTTAGAGAAAAATACAGTATTCTTAAATACAGCTACTTGCTCTACACCCTCTAGGTCTGGGTTAGAGGATATAAAGCTAAGTGTGTTTAATGTATCATCGTAAAGCGCTGGGTAGTTAACACCGTCTACAAAAAATACAAAGTTACCTGTACCAAAGTTAAAGTCTTCAGAGCGTACTTTCTCGCCTAACACAGCGGCTGTGCCTAAAGAGGTCCAACCTGCACCTGTACTACGGTGATACTCCGTTACACTGCCATTACTTCTAGCTGCAATAAACTCAGCATCGTTAACGACTTTAACACCAATTACACGACCTGTACCCGGTACTTCTGCTGAGTCTGCTTTGTTGTAGCCACGTAGTTTAGCGTAGCCACCAGATCGAGCGGGTTCAAAGTTCTGTAAGATGGTGGCAGAACCAATAGCATTAATCCCCTGTTGTAGAGGACTCATGTTTGAGATAAGGCCACCCTTAAACTCAATAGGAAAAGTCTGCCAATTTGTAGCCATTATGAATTGACTCTTGCATTTTGTAGAACATATGAGCCGCTAGCTCTAACGTACTCTGTGCGGTTAATATTAATGGACCGCATAAACTTAATACCATCTTTAAATTTATTCTGTGAAATAGTAGCCGCTTGCAAGTCACCACGAAATACGTAAGCGTAGTACATAGCGCCATCTACAATAATATGACGATACTGCTCAGGGATTACAGGTACATCTGCAGCTTTGACCATATCAACGCCAACAGAGTAATACTCGTAGACTACCTCGTATGCTTTATCTGGTGAAGGTATAAAAATAAGTTCACGGCTAGGTGCACGAATTACATTAGTAGGAATAGTTCTGTTACTTGCATTAGAGTTATACTCATAGTCTGCGTGTTTGTCAAGATACTCTTCGTAATTCATGATTTTAAGCTTCTGAGTTCCAACGCCTAATGTGTTGTCACGCTTAATGCGGAAGCTGTTCATATTAACGGTTTTAGAGTCGTATGGCATACTATAGCGAACTTCACCGGGGGTGAGCACTTCAGTCTCTTCTACGTGGTTCCAAGGCCACTCATACTCTTCTTGATTGATGTGTCTAATAGATGCATTAACAGCGTCCTTAGTAAGGTTATAATAACCCTGTGCTCCTGCAAAGTTAACTGTAGTAAGTTCTACTTCGTTAAGGCGGCGGTTAACGTCATTTACTAGGCCGATAAAATCATAAGCCATTCTTATTTCTCCTTAACACGAATGTAGATGCTACGCTCATACTGCAAACCTTCAACAGTCGTGATCTTACATGTAACCTTGTAGCGCACGTTGTTAGTACCCAGAGATAGACGGATAGTAGCGACAGTCAGTGTGTTAGTCTTCTGCACCATCTGCAAACCGTTTACCACGCCAGCAGCATTTACTTCAGTCTTTACACCATCAGCATCATCAATATACCAAGTCACACCTGAAATAGTATCATCACCTAAGAAGCGTGACCAATCCACGTTGTAGTCTAGTAGTTCATCTTTATCTTTGTCAGGCCACTTGTATGACATTTAAATATTCCTTACGCTGCAATACGTACTGTTCTGTCTGTATCCATAGCTTGAATGTGGACAGTTCTATTTGTTGGGTCTGCTGGTATTGTAATTGTATATCTTTGATCTATAGCTGATACATAAACAACACGATCACGATCATAGCTATCTTTAAGGCTCTCATAGTCAAACTGTACAGTAGCGACTACAGGGCGTTTTGTGTAGATGCTTAGTGGTACAGACGTAATCTCAATACGGTTGATTGTACGTGTTGTCAGTGTACCTAGTGCACTATTAGCCGCTATACCTACTGGAAGCACTACGGCTTCAGCTATAATAGTAGGTGATCCTGCAGTAATAGTTAGTACAGGTGTAGTGATACCTACGTTAGCTTCTGCTATTACAGTAGTTGTACCGATATTGCCTGTAGAGTCAACCCCTTGTGGTACTACTACGGCTTTAGCTACTACTGTTGTGTCGCCTACAGAGCTAGTTGCAGCTACTGAGTTAGCAGCTACGACAGCCTGAGCATCTACTACGACACTGTTGATTACACCTGTAGCTTCTACACCTGTAAGACTTAGGTTAGCTACACCTACTACAACGACAGCATTAGTACTGCTAGTGGCTGCTACACCATTTGCGATACTGCGTACTTCACCACCAGCGGCAAAGGCATTTACGGAGAAGGGTGTAGAGCCAAAGAGCATTATTCAGTCTCGCTGTTAGCTGCTGCCTTTGCGTCTGCTGCTGCCTGTAATTCCGCTGGAATATCACCGTCAAAGCAGTCTGCGCCTTGCTCAATGATTGCGTCTAAGACTTCCTGATAGTGGCGGTTTGCAGGGTCTAGGGGGATGCTGTGGTTGTGGGTTGAGCAGTACAAACTGCAAATGTCGTTAGTCATAGGGTCTACTTGTTTACTGATCATAATTATAACTCCGCATCAAAAGTTACATAAGCACTGCCATCGTTATTGGCACCACATTCTACACTCCACGCAGACGCATTATTAAATGAGCCGTTTGCAACAAACATAAGACCTGGGGTGTATTCATTATTCCTGTGCATATAAATGTTGTTTATGCTCGCCTGTGCGCTGTCTCTAAAGGAATATATTCTAAAATTACCCCCATACCCTAAAGAAGGAGAAACACGCATTCGTGTGGGAAGATAAAATGTTACCATTGCCTGATTAGTTGCTACTCCATAAGTACCACTACCCACGCCCATTCCGACATTGTTATACGGGTGATTAGCAACCCACTTGTAATAATACCTCTGACACAACGCCAGTTCTTCCCCGTAAGACCGATGCTCGAAGGGCGTGGCGACTTTGCCTACTTCTAGTTGGACACCTGTAAAGCGCATGACGTTACTTGTGCTATCAGCCATATTAGGGATGTTTTCTGGTAGGCGTTCTGTCTGGTTTAATGCCCTCCAACCCGATTGAAAGTTAGGGCCGCTAATACCATCACCCGCTGCCAACCAACAAAGAACCACCCACATACCTGTACTTGTTGTCGGGGTAATGGCTGTGCTTGTGTTGCCTTCAAAGGTTACTGTTTTGTATTCCCAAGTATCAACTTGGTTCACTGTCCACGGTTGCACATTTACTGCACCAGATATTTCTAGTTCTGACGCAAACTGCCCTGCTTTAGATGACTTTACCCAAAATGAAAGTGTGACAGGTTTAGCATTAGACGTTCCATAAGCTAACTGTTTTACGTCTTGGCCTTCTAGCTTTTGAGTAATGTTCACATACTGAGTGCCTCCAGATAAGGTTGTATCGGCAGTTGTTGTCTCAAACAAAAACGCATTCTGAAAACCGTCTGGAACATTGGTTGATTGTGATACTTGAAATGTACCGCCTGTACCGTCACCTAGTTGCCAACGATCTAACGTATAGGTTGAATTTGTAATGCCAGATTGAGTTCCTCTCTGGTTAATCATCATTGCGCCGTTGTACAGCAAATTCTTCCGACCCGCATTGATAAGCTGAAACTGTTCCTGTGGTGTCTCAGCACGAAGCATTGCCTCACCCGCTATGCCTGTGGGCTTGTCTAGTTCTGCCAGTTTTTCTCTTACGTTAATGGCTGGCTTAGATACGTTTACCGTCATCTGTAATCTCCTATTCGTCAGCCACTAG